GCGGTCGTCGGACCACGAGCCGTACGTGGTGCCGTCGTCTGCCTCGCGCACGCGGCGGGCACGCACGTGCCACGTCTCGCCCTCGGCCAGCTCGGGCACGTAGACCGTCGCGCCGTGGGCGTAGGTCGTGCCGCCGATGGTCACGCTGCCGTCGTCGCGCTCCACGTCGTAGCTGCTCGGCTCCTTGGTGCTCTGCCACGCGTTGGGGTCGGTCGACCACGTGAGCTGCGTGTGCGTGCTGTTGTCGGCGTCCCAGCCCAGCGTCACCACGGCGGACGTGCCGTCCGCGCCGCTGACCGCCGAGACGGCCACCTTGTCGGACGCGGCGGTGACGGGCTTGGTCTCCAGCGCCTTGACGCGCATGGGCACGGAGTCGGTGTGCAGGATGGTGTCGTCTATGCACCACGACCTGACCATCAGCCACGTGTGGTTGCCCGCGCTCGGGATGAGCGGCGCCACGTCGGTCGAGAGCGCCGTGGACTGGCCGTCGTCTATGGCGTCCGTCTCGGCGAACTCCTCCGTGCCGGGGATGTCCTGCGCACGCGCGTACGGCACGTCCGCGAGGCGGTACAGGCGCACGCGGCGCACGCGGTGCTTCTCGGTGCTGTTCGTGCTGATGCTCGCCACGCAGCGGCCGTCGTCGGCGCGCACGTCGATGCCCGTGATGGACGCGGGGCGCGGGAACGACAGGTAGTAGTCGACATCCTCCCAGTCGCTCGGCCCCGCGAGGCCGCGCGAGCGGGCGCGCACGCGGAAGAGCACGTAGCCGCTGGCCAGCGCCTGGTAGTCGGCGAGGTCGTAGGTGCACGCGCGGCTCGCGCCCGTGAACGTCCCGCTGGTGTTGCGCAGCACGGTGCCGCGGTTGCGGGAGTCGTAGACGTAGTGCTGCCACTCGGTGTCATATCGCTCCGCGCTGCCGCTGTCTGGCGCCGCCGTGATGGTGCACGAGAGCGTGCCGCTCTCCTTGTCGAAGCTGACGCCCGAGATGGTCGGCTTGGGCGGCACGCGGAAGTCGACCGACTGGCTCGGCACCTTGGCCGTGCCCTCGCCCTTCTTGTTGCGCGGGCGCACGGACACGGACAGGCCCGTGAGCAGCGGGCGGAACGCACCAGATGCCGTCTTGAACGGGTAGAAGCTCTGGCGCGTGTAGGTCTTCGTGCCGTCATCGAAGCTGTTGATGCTGACGTGCGCGCCCGTGGCCGACGGCTTCAGCACCTGCGTCAGCTTGCCGTCGCCCTTCAGCTTCGAGCCGCCCTTGCCCTTGACCTTCGTCGTGAGCTTCCACGTGGCGCGCAGCTCGCTGGCGCGCCTGCCGCTCGTGTCGGCGGTGAGCGCGTCGGGAACCTTCCAGCTCGCGTCGTAGCGGTAGCCCGTGCGCTTGGGCTTGGCCAGCCCCTTGACCGCCGAGGAGGGCCTGCCGATGACCACGGTGCGCTGGTACGCCCACTTGGCCGCGTCGGCCTTGCCCGCGACGGTGCACGAGTAGACGTGGCCCGTGGCGGTGTTGAGGTAGGTGTTCCCGACCTTGGCGTCCTTGATGTCCGTGCGCGGGAAGGCCTTGCCCGTCTTGCTGGTGCCCGTGACGGCGGTGCCGCGGTAGATGTAGGCCGTGTGGTCGTAGACCCAGAGCGCGACCCTGGGCGCGCCCGCCTTGGTGCACTCGTAGACGTTGCCCGTGATGGTGTTGGTGTACGTGTCGCCCTTTCGGGCGCTCGCCACGCCCGAGTCCTTGAAGGCCGTGGGCTTCTTGGAGCGCCCGACGATGCCCGTGCCCTTGTAGGTCGCCATCATATCGCCCCCGTCATGCGCATCATCTGCAGCGACCGCGTGACGGCCCTCGCGAGGTCGTCGGGGTCGCCCGTGCCGTGGTAGTCCAGGTTGACCGTCACGCCGCTGGCGGGCATGTGCCGCGCGATGGCGTCCGCGTACTGGTCGATGTACGGCGCGTACGACGGCCATATGAACTCGCCGCCGCGCTCGCCCGCGCCGATGAGGGTCGCGCCCTCGACGTAGCCGCCGCGCGCGTACCAGTCGATGGCGACGGACGGCGGGGTGCCCTTGCCGCCGATGCCCCACGGCATCTTGCCGCCGTTGATGCGGAAGTGCGGCAGCTTGGGCTTGGGCAGGTCGAGGTGCAGGCCGCTGAAGATGTCCTTGATGCGCTGGATGCCCTGCGACACCAGCTCGCGCGCCTTGTCGATTGGCCCCGTGATGGCGCTCTTCACGCCGTCGAAGACCGCCTGCACCTTGCCCTTGATGGCCGAGAAGCCGCTGGAGAACTTGTCGGCGATGGCCTTGACCTTGCCCGCCACGGCAGTCTGCACGGCCGCCATGACGGTGGTCACCTTGGTCTTGACGCTGTTGAACACCTGCGCGACCTTGCCGGGCAGCTCCTTGAAGGTGGCTATCACCTTCTTGACGAAGGCCACCACAGCCTTGCGCGCGTCCTCGTTCGTGGCGATGAACGCGATGATGCCGCCCACGACCGCCGCAATCAGCACGGGAAGGCCGCCCAGCGCCGCGGCGAGCGCCGCGATGGGGCCGCCGAACGTCGTGATGATGGTCGTCAGCGCGCCGAACGCGGTGCCGAGCGTCGTGACCATGCCCGCCACGCCCATCAGCGCGTTGAAGCCCGCGATGCCCGCGACCACGCCCGCGATGACGGGGATGGCGGGCGACAGGAACTCGATCACGTCGCCGAACGCGTCCGCGAAATCCGCCACGTAGGGTGCGACCGTCTCGAACGCGGTGGCCAGCGAGTTGATGGCGTCCGTTATGCGGCCGTCCTCGTTCAGGCCGTCGTAGATGCCCTGCATGGTGTTGGTCACCGACGCGTCGAGCTGTCCCATCGCACCCTCGAAGGTGGTGGTCGAGGTCGCCGCCTGCTGCGCCACGTCCGTCATGCCGAGGTTGCCGAGCGCCTGGTTGAACTCGTCGGCGGTGACCTCGCCCTCGGACAGCGCGTCCTTGAAGGTGCCCATCGACTCGTCCCACGCGCCCATCTCCAGCAGCTCCTGCTGGATGGCGCCAGATGCGCCCGGCAGCGCGTTCACGACCTGGTTCCAGTCCTGCGCCATGAGCACGCCGGCGCCGTTCACCTGCGTGATGGCGTTGGCGAGGTAGCCGAACGAGCCGGAGTCGCCGCCAGCCGCCGCGTTCAGGTTGCCGATGGCCTGCACGATGGTGTCGAAGTCCTCGGTGCCGTTCGCGGCAAGCTTGGACGTGGTCTCCATGACCTCGCCGAGGTCGTACACGGTCTGGTCGGCGTAATCCTTCATCTCGGTGCGCACGGCCTCTATCTGCTTGGTGTCGAAGCCCGCGAACTCCATGGTGCTGGCGAACTTCTGCAGCGCGTCGCTCTGCGCGATGCCGTCCTCGAAGCGGCTCGTCAGCTCCGTGACGGCGTTCTCGGCTATGTCGCTGACGATGTTGCCGACGGCGACCTGCGCGGCGCTGAATCCGCTCGTGAGCGCCTCCGCGCCCGCCTCGCCAGCGGAGTTCATGCCGGAGGTCATGGACTTGCTCGCGTTGTCGCTGAACGACGTGCCCGCCGCCCTGCCGGCGGACGCCATGCCGCGCGTGACCTCGCGCTCCACGGCCTTGCTCTCCAGCTTGGGGTAGATGCTCAGGTACGCCGATGCTATCTCGGCCATCATTCACCCCCTTGGGGTCTCTTCCTCGCGAGCACGGCGTCGACCATCGCGCGGTTGGCGCGCGTGCGCTCCACCTGCTGCCGCAGCCGCTCCCTGCCCGCGGGGGTCTGTATCGGTTTGGGGTAGTTGCGCCGCTTAGCGGCGTCCTCCGTCCTCTGCCACGCGAGCACCCGCAGCGTGTGCTCCATGCTCGCCAGCATGTACATGCGCTCGTCCCACTCCGCGACCGTGTCGCGCCAGACGCGCGACCCCGGCGGGAGCTGTGCGCAAAGACAGGCCGCATGGGCGTGGGAGTAGTCCACGCCCATGCGGCCGAGGTCGAGTCCGTACACCTGCTGGAAGTCGGCGCGCAGCTCGCCCGGCCTGTCGCGCATGAGCTGGGCGAGCGTGACTAGTTTTTTGCGGCCTCGCCCACGGCCTCCAGCGCGGCCTGCAGCAGCCTGCCCATGGTGTCGACCTTGCCGCCGATGGCGCGGGCGTACTCGCGGTCCCTTCCCGCGAACACGGCGCCGAAGCAGCGGATCATGGCCTTGGGGTCCTCGTCGGCGGTGAGCACGTCGGCCACGAACTCGTAGTCGGTGAGCACGTCGTCGTCGGCCTCGAACTGCATGCCGTCGAACTCGAATGTGATCATCGCTAGGCCACCGCCTCGATGTAGTCGTAGACGGAGACGCCGTCGGCGTCCACGTTGCACGTGATGGTGACCTGACGGCCGGCGGACTCGCCCGCCGCGATGTTCAGCTCGCCCACCTCGGTGACCTGCCCAGCGGGGACGACCTGGCGCCAGCTGCGGCCGTCGCGCAGCACCAGCTCCAGCACGTAGACGCGGCTCGGGTTGGCGTGGCTGCCGTGCTTGACGGTGAGGTTGCCGCTCGCGTCGGTGTCGACCATGTCCTGGCCGTAGATCTCCTTCAGCGCGGCCTCGGAGACCTCCATGAGCGTCGCGGCGATGGTCTCGGTGCGGCTGGAGGTGACGGTGTACACGTTGTCGCCGTTGAGGTCGTTCAGGTCGGTGGTGTCGGTCTCGATGGTCTCGGTCACGCCGTCGTCGGAGACGTAGCCCAGGCAGACGTAGTCGGCGGAGAGCGCCGTCGAGCAGTCGGTGGGCAGGGTTGTGCCCGCGGGGGCGGAGAAGAAGTAGCCGCCGCTCACGCCCTTGGTGGTGGAGACGTTGGCGACGTTGTTGCTGCCAGTTGCCATTTGTTGCTCCTCTTGTGAGAAAGGCCCCTGCGGGAGTCGCAGGGGCCACGGTTTCGGTTCGTCGGTTTCCTACATGCCGCGGATGGCGGCCCGCAGCGCCTCGGCCTGCCTCGCGTGCAGCCCCGCGTTCGGGCGCCCGGTGCGCGGGTTGACGTTGTTCGCGCCCACCCAGCCGTGCGCCGACACGGGGCCTACGTCCACGCCGCAGCCGAAGTGCAGCCCGCTCGCGGACTCGGCACGCGCCCTCACGCGCGCGGCGGTGATGCCGAGCAGCTGGCGCACGCCCGCGCCCTTCATCACGCGGCGGTACTCGGCGCGGTTGTGGGTGATTCGGATGCCGCCCATGCGCTCACCCCTCGGTCGGGCACCACGGCTCGGCGTAGGTCACGTGCGCGCCCACGCCCAGCAGGTCGTAGTGCCGCTTCTCGAGCCGCAGCTTCCCGACGGGGTTGCCCCACGTCCACGTGTTGCTGTAGGAGCTGATGCTCTGCAGCGTCTGCGGCGTGGTGCCGAACTCGTCGGCGGTCGGCGACGCGAGCGCCGTCTCGACCATATCGCAGACCACGGCGCGCGCCGCGTCCGGGTCCATCGACTCGGCGTGGCGGCACGCCATGGTCACCATGAGCGAGGCGCGCTCGATGAGCTTGCCCGCCACGTCCGCGTCGAGCACGGTGCACGCGAGGTCGCCGATGTCGGCGTAGGTGGTCACTGCCATGGGGCTACGCCTCCTTCTTCGGCGCGGCCTTCCTGCGCGGCGCGCGCTTCGGCTTGTCCTCGATGGGCACGAGCGCGGGGTCCTTGGCCATCTGCTGGGCCACGAGCTCGGAGCGCGGCTCCAGCGTCGCGCCCGTCCTGGTGTCGCGGAACTTCATGGCCGCCCCTAGTACTTGAAGATGAGGTCGGGGGCGACGGCGGTGGTGCCGTAGCTGTAGAAGATGCCGAAGCCGATGGCGTTGGAGAGCTGGATGCGCTCGGCGGGGGCGATGGTCGGCAGGACGGGCTGCGCGATGGCGCCCTCGGCCATGGCGACCGCGTTGGTGCCGTTGGGCACGTAGACGGAGCTGTGGACCTTGACGCCGTGGAAGGTCGCCACGTCCTCGCCGTGGGCGCCGCCGTCGTTGACCTTGTCGAAGTAGGTGCGCAGCTTGCCGTAGGTAGCGGGGGCGCACACGACGTGAATCATGTCGCGGGGAACGCCGTCCACGAAGTCGTTGGAGACGGTCTCGACGGTCTGGATGAGGCCCTCGATGATGTCCTCGATGGCCGTGACGCCGGAGGCAGGCGTGTACGCGGTGCCGGCGGAGACGGCAGTGCTGAAGAACGCGCGCTCGAGCTCGCGGATCATGGCGCGCTGGGCGCTCGCGGCCTCGCGCTGGACGAGGTCGTCCACGCCGTAGAGGGTGACGTCCTTCTGCTCGACCTCGACCACGATCTCCTTGTCGACGTTCACCGGGACGGTGACGGGCGTGGCCTTGACCTTCTGGCCCGCGCCGCCGGAGCGTGCGGTGCCGTAGGCGTTGGAGGTCTTGTTCTCGAAGCGCTTGGCCTCGTAGGTGCCCGCGCCGGGGGTGCCGGAGAGGGCGGTGTTCTTCAGCTGGCTGGAGATGCACTCCTTCTGCACGTTCTCGATCACCGCGCCGTACTGCTCGGCGAGGTAGTCGTTGCCGGTGGTGGAGAGAAGGACTGCGAGGGATGCGATGCGAGCCATTGTGGCTCCTTTCCGTTAGAAGATGGTGGGGATGTCGCGCCTCGGGGGCGCGGCGTGGGTGCCGCCCTGGTCGTGAGGGTCGGCCTTGTAGCCGGGCACTGCCGCGATCTTGGCCTTCAGCAGCTCCGCGTGTGCCCTGACCTCGTCCTCAGTCGTTCCGCGCATGGCGGCGAGAAGCTCGGGGTCGACGCCCGAGTCCTTGGCCACCTGCGCGACGAGGGACTGGCGCGCCTGTTCGGCCCTGATGCCGTCCAGCTCGGCCTTCAGCGCCTCCGCGCGCTCGACGGCCTTCTGCAGCTCGGACTTGCTGGCCTCCTCGGCAGCGTCGAACTTCTCCGCCTTGGCCTTCAGCTCGTCATAGTCGGCGTAGCGCTCTCGGTCGCGCTTCAGGCGCTCCTTGACGATGGAGTCAAGCTCGGCCTGTGTGAACGTGCGCTCGGTCTTGGCCTCGGCGTTCTCCGCAGGTGCGCCCTGCGTCGGCGTCTCGTTCTCGTTGGGCATGTCTGCCCCCTTCCCCGCCCGTGGCGGTCGTCTTGCCGCGATAGGCTCGCGTAGCCATGAAAAAGGCCACCTACTCGGTGGCCGATTCATCGTGTGGGTGCGCCAGCGCGTACAGCTCGCGCCGCCGCGCGTTGCGCTGGTCGGCGTACTCCTGCGTGTAGTCCGCGCGGCGCATGGAGTTGATCTGGCCGCGCGAGCCGTCGCCGTTGGGGTCGGCGTCGGAGTACTCGTCCAGTAGCGCGTCCGGGTCGTAGCCGTCGATGTCGAGCGTCTCGCCGGGCCTGCTCACGGCGAACTGGCAGTCGCAGTTGTCGTGGATGTGCTCGGCGTGGCTCCCCGCTATGACGCGCCTGGACGCGACCTGCCACCCCTGCGAGCCGAGCGTGCGGCAGAACGCGCACGAGTCGCCGATGCAGACCCACGCCCACTGCGCGCGGTCGCGCTGCGCCGCCGCCTGCATGGAGCGGATGCCGGCACGCTTCACGTGACCCGAGAGCGCGGAGCCTGACATCCCCCTCGCGGTTTCGGCGCTCGTCGCGTGCCGCACCGCGTCTGCCACGTCCTGCGCCACGTAGCGCCCGTTTGGCGACATGACGGGGGCGGGCGGCACGTGTGCGCCCTGCGCCACCATCACGCCGTCGTAGAAGCCCGCCGAGAGCGTCGCGTCGGCCGTGCCGTAGCGCTCGGCCAGCTCGATGGCCTTCGCCTGGAGCATGCGCAGCGCACGAGGCTCGTCCACGTCCCACGGCAGCGAGTCGAAGTACTCCTCCAGCTCGCGCTTTGCGGCGTCCTGCAGCGCCCTGTGCGCCTGCTGGTAGCGCCTCCACGCGCGCCTAGATACCCGCATCGCCCAGCACCTCGTCCAGAACGCCTGCGCCCATCCGGCGGCGCTTGTACGCGTTGATGCGCGCGATGTTCGACTGCTCCTGGCCGAACATCTCGTAGAAGACGTCCGAACCCGCGAAGCCCTCGTCCGCCGCCGCGATCTTCGTCGCCGCGTCCGCCTGGGACACGACCGACGGCGTGGCGGGGTCCTTGAAGTGCGCCATCACGGAGAGGTCGTCCTCGGAGAGGTCGGACACGGCGCAGTTGTTCGCGATCGCCATGCACAGCAGCGCGATGTTGCGCAGCCCGCGCTTGTTCGGCAGGTTCAGGTCCTGCTCGACCGCGACCACCAGCGACTCCTTGGTGGCGTAGATGGAACCCTCCGAGGTCGGGTTGTCGAAGGTCACGCCCAGCTCGCTCATGGGGACGTTCGACTCCATGGAGAACTCGGACGCGAGCTGGCGCATGTAGGAGAGGTGCGGCTCGAAGCTGGGCATGCTGAACTGCCCGAGCTGCGGGGTGACGCCCGTGGCGTGGTCCTGCGTGAGCACGAGCATGCCGCCCATGAGCGCGCGCAGCTTGTTCGCCGCGAGCGCCTGCGCCTGCTCGTCGGTCGCGTCGATGAGCCACCGCTGCACGGAGCTGAACAGCTCGGCCTGCGCCTCGGTGCGCAGCTGCTCGCGCAGCGCCTTCTTGGTGGTCTTGCGCACGTTCTTCGTGATGACCGAGCGGCCGAACGGGCGGGCGTTGCTCGGCGCGTGGCACATCGGCTCCATGAGCGGGCGCCCCGCGCGGTTCGGCATGCGCTCGTCCACGCGCCAGCCGTCGCCGTCGCGCACGACGCGCACGGTCGAGTCGGCCCTGTAGTAGTTGATGATGTCGGGGACGGGCTTGCCGAGCGGGCCGTCGTCGGCGAAGCTGACGATGGCCAGCCCCGCCCCGATGCCGTTGTGCCGGTAGTCCCAGAGCGCGGTGGCGTTCACGGCGCTGTGGAAGTTGACCACGGCGGGCGGCTCGCCCTCGCTGCCCTTGGAGACGGTGGCGAAGATGCAGCCGTGCACCAGCTCGTCTATGACCGAGCGCTGGTACTTGTCTATCAGCTCGTTGTCGCGCACGATGCGCTCCAGCAGCTCGGGCACCTCGCCCGTGCTCGACACGTAGCCGTCGAAGACGGAGCGCTGCTTGCGCGCCATGACGGCCTTCTCCGGCCACGCGCACGACAGGTCGAAGTTCGACGCCATCGCGTCGGTGAGCGAGATGCCCAGGTTCGGCGCACCCACCTCGCCGAGGTAGTACTGCATCTTCTCGGCGTTCTTGATGAGGTGGCGCTCGCGCCTTGCGAGCATGGCCCTGACCTCGGCGCGCTCGTCCTGCGCCAGCCCGTCGGCCTTGGCCACGCCGTCGATGTCGAACATGGGTGCCTCCCTAGAAGTAGATGCCGCCGCGCACGGCGGGGTTTCGCCTGGTGGTCGCAAGCCCCCACAGGGCGAGCGAGCACGCGTCGACGGGCAGCGGGTCGGCGCCGCCGAACCCCCAGCCGCCGCCGCTGCCGATGGGTCGCCTGACGGCACCCACGACCGACTCGCGGAGCTGCGCCTGCGGCCTGTACCACGTGAGCGTGCCCTCGCCCACCGCGTCGCAGAGCATGGACGCGGCGGCGACCACGTCGGACGCCCTCGGGGTGACCACGTAGCCACGTGGCGCGCCAGTCATGCGCTCCACGAGCGCCTGCTGGCCGCTGCGGCCGTCGATCACGACGCAGCTGCCGACGCCTGTGCGCTTGCACAGCCAGTCGGCCAGCCACGCGGTGCCGTGCGACATGGGCCTGCGCTCCAGCAGCTCGACGTGCGTCGAGCCGCCGTGCCGCTCCGCGACCGCGAGGGCTACCTCGGAGCCGTCGGGCGCGAACTTCACGCCGTAGGCCGTGCGCTCGGCCTCTGGCGGGTCGTCGGTGGCGAGCGCGTCCCACGCCTCGGCGGCGATGAGCGTCTGCGGCTTGCCGGCGGTCGGTGACCACCAGCCGAGCCGCTCGCGCGCGAAGCCGTCGCGGCTC